ATCGATACCGGTGGCCACTATACTCAGGAGACTTATCAGTACGTTAGAGAAAGAGAACAACTAGGACTTATAGGTATAAAAGGTATGGGTCAGAAAGGCAAGCCACCATTAGGAAAAATTTCTAAGGTTGATATTAATTACAGGGGTAAAGTTCTTAAGAGAGGACTAAGTTTATATCCTGTTGGTGTAGATGTGATAAAAACAACTTTGCATAATAAGTTAAAAGATGCTGAAGTAGGGCATGGTTATATACATTTTTATCCGACTACAACAAATACATACTTTGAAGAGTTAACAGCAGAAAGACAAATATTAGTTTATAAAAATGGTTATCAAGAAAGAGTGTGGAAAAAGAAAAACAATCAACCTAATGAGGCATTAGATGAAATGGTGTATGCATATGCAAGTTTTCAGCGTTTACTGCAAAAATATGACAGAAAAACAATATATGATCAGTTTGCAAAAAGATTTGAAGAGAAAAAGCCTATAAAGGAGGCTAAGATAGACTTAAATCGTACTAATTCTCCTAAAAAGGCGAATTTTGTCGCTAATTGGTAACTAAAAGCATGACTTTTCCAGCAGAAATTAGAGCAGGTGACCTCATTCAATGGAGGTTAGCTGCTACTCAAGATGTATTTGGTAATAGTATCAGCAGTCCAGATTGGTCTGTTATTTATTATTTAAGAACTAATTCAGTACCAAGTGGTGCGAGTGTAACGAGTACAGCTTTTAATGATGGATTTCAATTTTCTATTGCAAGTAATGTATCAAGCACATTTAGGGAAGGTGATTGGTATTATCAAGCAATAGCAAATAAGTCTGGAGCAGAAAAACAAACAATAGCTACAGGCGCTTTTAAAGTTTTAGCATCTCTAGAATTTAGTGGAACGGCTGTAACTTTTGATGGAAGAAGTCAGGTTGAAAAAGACCTCGAAACAATACAAACAGCTATAAGAAATATTATTAGTGGAGGTGTTGTACAGGAATATAAGATTGGAACGAGATCAGCTAAAAAATATGAATTATCAGAATTAATAATGTTAGAAAGTAGGTATAAGGCAGAACTAATAAGAGAAAAACAAGCAGAATTAATTGCAAATGGTCTTGGTAATCCAAGAGCAACATTTGTTCGTTTTAATGGAGCATACTAATGGGAATCAGATCTAACATCACAAATGCAGTAAAGAGAGTATTAGGTTTTGGAGAAAAAGCTAATCCTCTAAAAAATATAAGAGCATATCAAGGCGCATTGGTTTCTAGACTTACATCAGATTGGATGGCAAGTCAGCTTAGTGCTGATGCTGAGATTAGAAATAGTCTTAGAAAATTAAGGGATAGATCAAGAGAATTAGTTAGAAATAATCCATATGCTAGACAGGCAAAAAGAACAACACAAATAAATATGGTTGGAACTGGCATGAAGTTTCAATCTAGAGTATTACAGGTTCGTGGTAATAAAAGAGATCAAAGAGTTAATAATCTTATAGAACAAAAGTGGGCTGAATGGTCATCACCTAATAGTTGTGATTGTGCAGGTCGATATGGATTTCATGAATTTGAATGGTTAGCTGCTGGAGCTTTATGTGAGTCTGGTGAGGCTATTTTTAGAATAGTTAGACAACAATTTGGAGATTCAAAAGTACCTTTAGCTTTACAGTTAATAGAGTCAGATATGTTGGATGAAGAATATACAGGCAAAACATTAAGTGTAAAAAATGAATGGCGAAATGGCGTAGAGATTAATGAGTGGGGAAAAGCTGTCAGATTTGCAATTCTTACGAAACACCCTGGCGATGCATATTATCTTGATTATTCAAACAACCAAAAGTTGCATATATTTGTAAATGCAGAGGATATAATTCATTTATTTCTTCCAGAAAGACCAGGTCAAAATAGAGGTGTGCCTTGGTTTCATAGTGTTATGGCAGATATGCACCAATTACAGGGATACGAAGAAGCCGCAGTAATTAGAGCCAGAGCAGGCGCGAGCATAATGGGCTTTGTCGAAAACGATCAAGGTGAGCTTATCGGCGATGAAGTTTCCAATGGTCAACGTATACAATCATTTGAGCCTGGTACATTTAGATATTTAATGCCAAATGAGAAAGTTACAATTCCAGATATAGATTATCCATCTCAACAGTATGAGATGTTTGTGAAAAATAAAATAAGACGTTTTGCTACCGGAATTGGCTGTAGTTTTGAAACTATTAGTAAAGATTTTAGCGAAACAAATTATTCAAGTTCAAGGTTAAGTCTTTTAGAAGACAGAGAGCATTGGAAATTTTGCCAAAAATATTTAATAAATAATTTACATCTAAGAGTATTTAAGGAATGGATGAAGTTAGCTGTTTTAGTAGGAGAGTTAGATTTTGATGATTATGCAACAAGACCTGAAAGATATATAAAACCTAGATGGACACCACCAGCACAGCACTACGTTGATCCTCTAAAAGAGGTAAGAGCTTTCAGAGAAGCGGAGCAAGCTGGTTATATGAGTAAAGCTCAAGTGATAGCAGCTACAAATGGTGGTGATTATGACGATATTATTTCAGAAATATCAAGAGAACAAGAAGTCGCTAAAGACTTAGGCGTTACATTAGATAAAGATCTCGATCTTGAAGTAGAAATGGGTCAATTAGAACTTGACTTGTCTTCTAATCAACCAACAACTCCAACAATTCCTCCAATAAGATCTAAACGAACACGAAAAAAAGCTAAGTAATTATGGCAAATGTAAGCGGCACAGAAATCAATCTTAAGCCTACTGACGGCATGAAGACTGAGGCACAAAGGTATAAAAACTGGAAAAAAGAAGGAAGAGCCGGAGGTACACAAGTTGCGGCAGTTAGAGCGACACAAATTTTAAGTGGCTCAGAGCTTTCACCAGATGTTACCCTGCGTATGTTTAGTTTTTTTAGCCGCCATGAGGTAGATAAAAAAGCAGAGGGATTTAGAAAAGGAGAAAAAGGATTTCCGTCAAAAGGTCGGGTGGCTTGGGCAGCTTGGGGAGGTGACGCAGGCTTCAGTTGGAGTAGAGGAAAAGCAGCAGCTATTAAAAAAGCTAGAGAAAGAGCAGAGATTATAGAAATGGCAAGGCCATATCCAAACGAGCATGCAGCAACAATAGTAGATTCAAGCCAATTTGATACATTTAGAAGGTCAAATGATGAAAGAGGAGAGGGTATAGACTATATTTTTGGTATAAAGGATAATGAAGAGGGAGCAGAGCTTCAATCAATTCGATTTAGGCTTACTCAGTATTCATCATCTCAGGCTTTACAATGGCTCGAAGACAATGAATTCGATCCAGTTAAATTTGAACCAGCCACCAATGAAAAAACTATGACTGATGATTCTAAAAAAGTAGAGAGAGCAGAACCAGACGGCTTAAAAGTCGGTGATTTTGTTTCATGGAATTCTAGTGGAGGTCGAGCTAGAGGGAAAATTGATCGTATTGTAAGAGATGGTTCAATTGATGTACCAGATAGTTCTTTTACTATTACTGGTACAGCAGATGATCCAGCAGCGCTTATAACTTTGTATCGGAACGGTGAAGCTACTGATCGTAAGGTTGGTCATAAGTTTTCAACTTTAACTAAGATTGCAGCTATTAGAACAATAGATTCTGATGACAAGCTGGAAAGAAAGGAAGTTACTGATTTTAAAAATGTTAAAGCCAGAACATTTGAGTTTCCTTTTTCTTCAGAGTTCCCGGTTAAGCGTTATTTCGGTAACGAAATATTAAGTCATGAGGAAGGAGCAGCAGATTTATCGAGATTAAATGACGGAGGCATAGTTCTCTTTAATCACGATATGAATAAACCCATAGGAGTAGTCGAGTCAGCCAGAATTGACTCACAAACTAAGCGTGGCTATGCAAAAATTCGTTTTTCAAGAAATAAGCTTGCGACTGAAGTTTTACAAGATGTTTCTGATAATGTAATTAGAGGTGTATCTTTTGGTTATTCAATTAATGATATTGATGAAACCGAAGATGGTATGCTTGCTCGAAGCTGGAGTGTACACGAATTATCGGTTGTAACCGTCCCGGCAGATCCCACGATTGGTTTCGGAAGAAGCTTGATTGCACCCTCTCAAGGTAATAGTATTACTATGGAAGATAAGTCA